CGAGTGGTGAGGCTCGTTTTTTAAACGGACGGCCTTGGAAATCACCCCGCGCCAAGTTTTTTTCACCCCCAACCAAAAATAAAAAAAGCCTGAAAACGGCGGAATTGCAACGAAAAGAGGCGAACAATGGCAATTCAGGGAACCTTTGAGGGATTCTCGGAAATCGGCAATCGTCAGGGCTTCATGGAGACGCGCACACGCGCCAACCTCAAGACGTTCTTCGATGGAAAGACCGTCACCGAGGCCGCTGACACCTACGCGGCGCTGATGACCGCGATAGCGCACAACATCGATAGCTATCTGGCGTTGGGCAAGAACATTTCGACGCTTGCGGACAGCTATAACAACGCTTTCGACCATTTGCGCGAACTGTACCCCGAGGCCCCCGAGCTTGACGAGAATCTGGCCGCGCTGCTGACCGAGGCGAAGGCGTGACCGTGCCAATGCGCGGCGGCACCGCGCGGAACTTGGAACGCCGGACTGACGGCGCTATAGTGGCCCGCTTTGCCGAACTGCTGGGTACGCCCCTATTGCCGTGGCAACGGCTCGTGGCGGACGTGGCCGGCGAAATCGACCCCGACACCGGAACATACTTCTACGACACGGTGATTCTCAGCACGCCGCGCCAGTGCGGCAAGTCAACGCTGGTGGACGCTTGGGACACGCGGAACACGCAGTGGGGGCCGAACCGGTATGTTTACTATCTCGCCCAGACCGGCAAGGACGCTGGCGACCACTTCAAGAAATTCCTGAAGACTTTGCAAGCCTCACCGCTCGCCCCCATCACAGGTAGGCCGTACATGGGACGCGGCAGCGAGGCCCAGCCGTTCCGTAACGGTTCCATCATCATGCCTAAATCGGTGACGAAGGTATCAGGCCACGGCGTACAGGGCGACAAGGTGACGCTGGACGAGGCGTTTAGCCTAAGCGAGGAAACCGGCAACATGATTCTTGACGGCTTCGTGCCGACCATGGCGACACGATTGCAAGCCACCGGCGTGCAGCCACAGCTGTGGATAACCTCGACCGAGGGCACGGCGGACAGCACGTTTTTCAACCGGAAACTTGACGAATGCCGAGCGGGCGACCAGTCGCGGCGTACCTGTTGGTTTGACTTCGGGTTGCCGCCCGACGCTGACCCCGAGGACCTTGACATGATTATGCGCTACCACCCCGCCGCCGGTCTGCTCTGGCGACGTGACCAACTGCCGGACTTCCGCGAACAATGGCGGAACAATCCGAGCGGCTGGGCGCGCGCATTCGGCAACCAGCGAGACGAAGGCGTGACCGACAGGGTGATTGACGCCGACCTTTGGGCCACAACCACGGTGCCGCCTATCAGCCCGAGCGAACTGGGCGCGCGACCGGTGGTGTTCGGTGTCGCCGTGGACGTGGACGCGACCCACACCAGCATTTCGGCGGGCATCGTGAACGATGACGGCAGCGTGACCACGCAACTGCTCAAAATCATGGACGGCACCGGCCACGCGCCCGCGGAAATCAAACGGTTGTGCGACACATACGCCGCGCCGTTGGTGATTGACACACGCGGCACCAGCGCCGACCTTGCCGACCGGTTGAGGCACATGGGCGACGAAGAAACCGTGCGATTCTGCGATTTGACCGCCACCGACTATCTCACGGTGGGCCAGTCCTATGTGAGCGGTTTGAGCAACGGCACCGTGCTTCACGCCGCCGACACGGACTTGGACGCAAGCGCGGCCAACAGCGCGCGCACATGGGCCGGTGACGCTTGGCGCGTGACCCGACGCGGCTCGACCGGTCTCACCAGCCCGCTCGAATCGTGCATGTTGGCCGCGTGGGGAGCCGCGCACATGCCAGAGGAAGACGGCCCCTTGCAAATCTTCTGACAACAACCACCTAGTTGCTGTTGGCGGTACTTGGCGGTACTTGGCGGTACTTGGCGGTACTTGGCGGTACGCTGCTAGACCCGTGGCACGCCGCTCTCGCATACTGGGCGGCATGAATGGACGTTTGAGCTTGTGGCAGCGTTTGAAGCTGGCCGGTGGCGTGATGAAGCGCGGCAACGAGGCGTTGGCCGACGTGCCCGCTGGCATCATGCCGCCAAGCCGCGCAGCCGCCTGTGACCCGTTGGCGCTCAGCACCGTGTTTCGCGGCATTCAGGTTTTGCAGACAGCTATAACCGGCTTGCCGATTTACGAGACGCGCGCCGGTCTCAAACTGGACTCTATCAGCAGTCTCGTGGCCCAGCCGGACGTGAACCGTTCCCGTCGTGACTTTCTGGCGGACATGGTGGCAAGCATGGCGTTGGACGGCAACGCCTTCGTGCGGTTGGTGCGTTTCGGCGGTGAAATCGTGTCGTGTGAGGTGCTGCCGCCGTCTCTGGTTGTCGTTTCCGACGATGGAAGCGACCCCGCCGCCCCGAAACTGCGATACAGCTACTTGGGCAAGGATTACGGCCCCACGGATATCGTCCATTGCAAGTTTTTGAACGTGCCGGGCCGTTTGCGTGGCCTTGGCCCAATCAGCGCCGCCCGCGAAGAGGTTGAGGGCGCGAAAATGGCCCGCGACTACAAGGCGCGCTTCTACACGGACAGCTCGAACCTGAAGGGCTACTTGAAGACCGAGCAGAAGGTGACACCCGAGTACGCGAAACAGGCCAAGAACGATTGGAAGGCACAGGGCACCGCCGCCGACGTGAAGGTGCTGGGCAACAATCTCACCTATGTCCCGTTGGACATGAAGCCCGCCGACTTGCAGTTTTTGGAGACGCAGAAGTTCGACACCACGCAGATTGCCCGCTTGCTCGGCATTCCGGCAAGCATCATGCTTGCCGCCGTCGACGGCTCGAACCTCACCTACAGCAACATCGAGCAAAGCTGGATTGAGTTTTCGGACTACACGCTTTCGGCCTACGCCGGCGAAATCGAGGAGCTTTTCAACGTCCTGTTGCCGCGTGGCCGCGAAGCCCGCTTCGATTGGGACAGCAGCCGCCGCGCCGACATGAGCGACCGTTTCAACGCCTACAAGACCGCCCTTGATTCCAAGTGGATAACCGTTAACGAGGTGCGCGCTCGTGAATCATATCCCCCGTTGGTTCCGGCACCGGAACCCCAGCAGATTGGAGACGAACAGTGAACAGAATCGATATCGGCTTGCGTGGCGTGTGCCTTCGCAGCAGCGATGAAGGCGACGGGCGCACGCTTGAGGGCATCGCCGTGCCGTTCGGCCAGATTATCGACACATGGGACGGCCCAGAGACGTTCGACCCTGATTGCGTGTTCGATGACGTGGACAGCGCCAAGCTCGGCTATGAGCATGGCGAGACCATCGGACGAATCACCAACGCCGAACCCCGCGAAGACGGCTTGCATATCACGGCCCGAATCTCGGACACGCAGCGGGGACGGGACGCTGTCGCATTGTTGCGTGACGGCGCGCTGGACTCGTTGAGCGTCGGTTTTATCCCAATCGAGTCGGAGACCGACAAACAGGGCATCACGCACCGCAAGCGCGTGCGCCTGTTGGAAACGTCGGTGGTGTCATGGCCCGCGTACGAGGCCGCGAAAATCACCGGGCAGCGCAACGCGCAGCAGACCACCAACAACAACAAATCAACCGAAAGCGAGGCACCGAAGGTGGACAAGGAACTACAGAATATGCTTGACGGCATCAGGGACGAACAGCGCAGCATGAAAGCCGCCATCGCCAAGGGCAGCACCCCCGAACACAAGACCTTGGGCGGTGAATACCGTACCGCCGGAGACTATCTACAGGCGCTCTCTCGCGGAGACGAAGCAGCCGTGCAGCTCATGCACGAATGCCGCGACCTTATCGCCACCGGCGACACCGGCAACACGAGCGCTTGGATTGCGGACGATTTGCGGCTTATCGAAATGCGCCGCAAGGTAACGAACATTCTCACGCACGACACGCTGCCGGACAAGGGCATGACCATGGAATACAACGTGGTCAGCACCGACACCACCGGCGTGACGAAACAGGCGAAGGAAGGCGACGCGCTCAAGTTCGGCAAGGTCACGTTCGGCACCAAGAGCGTGTCAATCGACACCTACGGCGGCTACACCACCCTGAGCCGTCAGGTAATCGAGCGTTCCACCACCCCAATGCTCAACACGGCATTGGCTGCATTGCGCAACGCCTACGCGAAGGCGACCGAAACCGCCGTGCGTGACTACCTGTATACGACCATCGCCGGTCAGCGTGACGCGACGAGTAACCCCAACAAGCTCGACGCGCCCGCCACGCTTGCTAACATGACCATCGACAAGTGGGCAACTCTCATCATGGACGCCGCCGAACTGGCTGACGACCGTAACGTGAACCTCACCCGTCTTGGTGTCAGCAAGGACGTTATGGCCTCGCTCATCGACCTGAAAGACAGCGGTTCCCGCTTCTTCGACCTTTCCGGCGACGGTTCCGACACCATCGGTGACTTCGACCTGACCGGCATCGCCGGTAAGTTCCTTCGTCTGCCGGTGCAGATGCTCCCCAAGGCCCCGGCTGGCACGGCGTGCTTCATCGACCCCGAATCGGTGACGGTGTGGGAAAGCGGTGGCCCCACGCAGCTCAGCGACGGCGACCCGACCAAGCTCACCGAAAACTATTCGGTGTACGGATATATGGCGGTTGCCGCCACAAACGTTGACGGCCTTATCCCGGTCAAGTTCAAGACCGCCTGAGCGTGAGTAACTGATTATGGTAGACGATACCGCGAAACTCGTAAGCCTCTTGCGCGCCGAAGTCAACGTGCCAGCCGGTGACAATGACCGGCTGGTGGACAAGGTGACGGCGGCAATCGAGTACGTTGACAGCGCGATAGGCGGCGCGAACGTTTCCGCCGCAGTTCGCGCCGACTGCATCGTGAGTTGCGCCGCCGACCTGTACAACAGCCGTGACGCGCGCTTGGGTGTCATGGACGTTGGCGACGGCTCGCTTGAACCCTACAGGGTGTCAAGCGACCCGTTGCGCAGCGTGTGGCCCAAGCTCAACGCGGCTGGCGTACCCACGGGCGGGCTGGTGATTGCATGAGCCGGATTATCAGCGAACGTGAGGCGCTTATGGACATGCTCACCGACATGATTGGCGACCTCGTGGCCGTTGTAACCATCGACGCTCAGGAAGCCCGCCCGCTGCCGGGCAAAGTCGCGGTGCTTATCGACCCGCCGAACATCACCTACGAAGGCTGGCAGTTCGTCAACACCGAGTGGACGGTGAACCTTATCGCGGGCACCACGGCCACGCAGATCGAAAGCCTAGACCTGATTATCCCCGTCTTGGAGCGCTTGCATGAGCGCCACCTGAACATGAAGGCCGCTAAACCCGTCACCTACAGTCTCGCGGGTGTCGGCAACCTAGCGGCCTACGAAATCACCCTGAACCCACTCGAAATCAACTGAAAGGAACACAATCATGGCAAAGACACGCACGCTTGGCCCCGGCAGTCTGAAAATCGGCGCGTCGGGCAGCGAACAGGACTTCAGCGCGGACGTCATCAACACCGCGTTGGAACCCTCGACCGATACCGAGGACAACGACAATTTTCTGGACGGCCACACCGAGGGCGGTTCGCAGACCGAGACTTGGGCGCTGACCGGTTCAATCAAAGAGGACTTCTCCATGAACGGCCTACAGGTCTGGTGCCTGAAGAACAGCGGTAAGACGCTGCCGTTCGAGTGGGTGCCGAACCTTGAGGGCAGCGTGAAGCTCACCGGCAACGTGGTAATCGCGTCCATCCAGTTCGGCGGCGACGTGAAGACGAAGAACAGCAATGATTTTTCGTTCGTCGCCATCGACGTTAAAGCCGTAGACTACACGCCTTCGTCCCACTCCTAATCATGGCGGACATAGCCTCTGGCGGCAACAGCCAGTTGCAGCTCAAGGGCGCGGCACAGCTCGCCAAGGGCCTGAGACAGGCCGGTGCCGACCTGAAGGACTTGCGCGACATCAACGAACAGGCCGCGCAAATCGTGGCACCAGCCGCCAAGGCACTGGCCCCGCAACGCTCGGGCCGTCTCGCGAAATCGATACGCGCGGGTGCCACACAGAAGGCCGGTGTGGTGCGCGCCGGCAACAACGGCAAGGTGAAGTACGCGGGCGTAATCAATTACGGCTGGCCCAAGCACAACATCAAAGCAACCATGTTCGCCAACAAGGCGGCTAAGAACACCGAACCACAGTGGACGCAACTCTACGCGGACGCGGTGCAGAAAATCATCAACCGAATCACGACAGGAGATTAACGAAATGAACAACGAGACCAAGACCCCGAACACCCGTATCACCTACTTGGACGGCCACGCCGACGAGGTTTGCGTGACCATGTGGCAGCGCTGCCAAGCGGAAACCCACGCGAAGGCGAAGGGCTGGGGCAGCGCGTTGGACGCGGTGGTGAAGCTCAACGCCTACGCCGCCTACGTGCGCTGCCGCCAAATCGGCGCTACCTCTGTTCCGTTCGAGCAGTGGGCCGACACCGTGGTTTCCGTCGTGGACATGAACAACGACCCGACCGACACCGAGGAACAGGCCGAAACCATGAACGGCCCCGTGCCGGTCTCTTCCGGCGACATGGCGGACGCGCCGGGTTTTTCGACCGGTGCGACCGGTGGGACGGCGGCGGCTTCGGTGAACTGAGCTGTGTACTGGCGGCGCGTTTCGGCGGCACGCCGTGGGCATGGCGGCGTGAATCACAGCCGCAAGAGGCCGACTGGGGCACCTGTGTAAGCCTCTTGCGGCAAGAGGCCGAGGAAACCGAAGACATTCGACGCAGAACGAGGTGAGGTGAGGTGAGACATGAAATCAGCCGTGTTGGCTATCCGAATCATCGGTGACGCGACAAGCGCCGTGGCCGCTATGGATAAGGCGAAGGC